AACAATATCGTCCGGGTCAGATTCGGCTGTACCAAAGTCCAGCGCACTGTAGTTCAGGCCATCATTCAGGGCGCTTACAATACACTTCTTACTGTCAGTTGTGACCACGAAATAGCCATCAACAAACGCAACATACTGCGGGTTGCCATTGGCTGTGAAATCACTGTCGGTAATCTGTGAATAAGTGTCGGTAACGTGGTTATAGATATATCCGTCACCACCCGGCACAAGAACCATCAACTGCGTACCATTGTCGGCCATTGACACTCTTGAAGTGCCAGACACTTCGCCAATTCTAGTCAGGCTGTACGTTGCCGTTGTTCCGACTATCGTCTCATCCAGACGGTGAAGGCTGTCGCCATTGACAAAGTATGGCTTCCCAGCCATCTCGTGCGCACCACGGTTCTGTTCTTCAACATCCCCGGATGTGGCTACCTGTTCAGCGCCGTCAGTGCCAAATAAGGTTTCCTGAGACAACGCCTGACCCTGCGCTATGTTCGGATACCAATTAGTGCATTCCTGCGCCGATATGGGCAGGGAATCACTGATATAGAATCCGTTAGCTATAGGAAGCTGGGTTACGGGCATCAATGCACTCCGAACAATACATCAGTAACCAAAATATCATCTGTGCTTGTACCGTTAGATACAAACAGTTCAAGATAATCGTTGGTTGATAACGATACTGTAAAATTGAGTGACACATTACCTGTTTGGCCAAAACTAATCACACGGCTAATGTTTGCATTAGTTAAAACCGTGCCATTCTTGGCTAAATGCACCGTTAGGTTTTGGTTGCTTGAAGAATCGGGGCGCAGTGTTATTGATGCGTTTACCCCAACGGTATAATTTGGGCTTGCGGTATAAGTCAGTCGCCCGCCGGTTGTTGATGTAAAGTTAGATGTTGTTCCAGCAACAAAAGTGCCAGCAATTAACACCGGGGTATTGGTTGCCGCAATCACCGTGTTGGTTGTGTTGCCGTGCATGGTTACCTGACCATATGTCTGCTGGGCAACGGCTGTCACGGTGACATAATTTGATGTGGCTGTAAGAGATATGCCAGCACCGGCAACTAGACTTGCAATCACTGGGTTCTGCGATGTCGTACTGAGAAACAGCGGAGTCCCAGTGGTGTCGGCGGTAAAGCTATGCTCGATCTTTATCCCGTCATTAGCGGATACGTTTGCAACCACGCCGGGGCCATCTTCAATGCCACGGATGTAGTTAATAGTCCCAGATGTAGTTAATACAGGTGCAGCAGTACCCGGCCCCTTGGTGGTTATTGAACCAGTTACCCCCAGCGTATTAACAAAGTTGTCATACGAAATCTTATAGTTTGTGCCGTTTACAAAGTAGTCAAGATAGCTACCAGCATCAACTGTTGACTTGGCAACGAAATCGCTTTTCTTGCGGCCTTGTGTTCTATCAACCATTGGTATTTGTCTCCAAGCCTATAGCACCTGTAGATTCTGCCAGAATGCTTGCTTCGCTTTCTGGATAAAAGTGACCGCCGAATCCCCAGCTTTGATCATCATTGCCAGACCCAATCGGGAGAGTACAGGGCAGTTTAGTTTCTGAAATATGCTGGCCAAGCAGGCGCATTGTCTGCAAGCCTTCACGGGCCGCTTTGCGTAATCCATCACTAACAACGCCGCCGTAGTCCGGGCTGACCTCAATGGCCATATTCGCTATCAGGCCACGCAATGCACCTGTCGGGATAGTTACTTCATCGCCCAAGTCGCTGACAGTGGTGTATCCAAGCGTAATACCCTGCGCGTCAAGTTCGCCCATGTAATTGTTCATGGCGAATATGAAATCTTGATATTCGTCAGGCTCTAAAGATGATTCAGATGCCTGAACCAATATCCGTTGTAATGCCGCCTTTGCGACTTGCGCTACTGTAGCCATTATTCAAATGTCGCCTTTTTGCCTTTTGCCGTCTTGGCAGATTGCTTAAATGCCTTCGCAGTCGGTGCGCCTTTCGATCCGGGCTTCCTCATGCGCTCTGGCGTCTCACCGCGTTCTTTCTGCGCTTTTATTCTTTTGCGCTTGGCGTGAATGTTTGCGTATAAACCCTTATTCATAAGTAGCCTTTGAAGATTTTGAGCCTTTGCACTTCCAGCGCTTGCGGCTAAGTCTTAGTGGAGAATTGGGGTCTTTGGCTGCTTCAGGGAAATCCTTCATCTGGCCCGCCGATCTTGCGCAATAAGAGTCGCCCTTTTTTGTGCCGGGGCGCACTCTGGGGCCGCCATCTGATGCTTTGCCAGACTGTCCATAGCTGACCTTCTTACCAGATGCGGTAACTTTAACTTTGGCTTTCCCCTTTGCCGGGGTTCTATTGGTGGCCATAGTTCAAGGGGGGCAAAGCCCCCCTCTCACCTATTGGTTATACACCAAAGCCTTGACCAGCAAAGAACGGATTGAATGTTGCGTATGCAGGCAACAGGTCAAAACGTACTTTCTGGGTGTTGGCATCGCCGTCTGCGTACTTGGTAACGCGGATTGACATACCATCGCTAGTAGTGGCGATAGTGTCAGTTGCGTACAGTTTCGGCAGCTTGACAGTACCCAGACCAAATGCCTGCTTCAAGAAGAACAGGTTCGGCTGGTACAGAGTCGCAGATGCGCTCTTGATGGTGATGACAGCGCCGTTAGCCGGTGCGGCATCAACAGTGTTGTACTGACCGTTGGCTTCATAGATGGCCGGGCCGGCTACTACAAGAGTACCCTCACCAGACGCACCCAGTGTAACATTAGCGGTTACAACACCAGTCCATTCTACGTTACCGCCAGTGGCGCTAATCATAGGCTGTTTGGTGTCGAGATTCAGACGGTTTACGCCAGCGATGGTAACAATGTCACCAGCTTTGACAGTCATGTTAGCTTGGAAAGCTGTGACGGCCAGAGACTGAGTCATTGTGTCCTTTGCTGTGACATAAGTAGCGTCAGGAGCAGCGGTCAGAGTACCAGCGCGGTCAGCACCAGTGCCAGATGTGAAGCTGGCCAGTGCGTTGCTGGTCAATGCCCGCATACCGCCAAAGTTGCTGGAAATCTGAGACTTTTCCCATGCAGTGCGCACCAGACTATCAGCGGCATTCAGGCCATTCTGGGCAGAAGCCAAGCTGGTAGTGGTGAACGGGTTCATCAGGTAATACTTGTCACCTGACATGGGAACACCAACGCTGTCCATCAGAGCGCCAGCGCCGGCTACGTCTGACCATGCATCAACGGCAGTGCCGTGGTTACCATATTTCAGGGAGGAGTTCTTGAGCATATATGCGGCAAGATCAACTTCCAGATCGGTAACAATGCGGCGGGCCATCGGGGCCAGAATTTCGTCCAGCTGATCCAGTTCCAGCGCTTCTTCTACGTTGCCCCATTCGGTAGCTACGGTGAAGTAGTTCTGGACAGTACCAGTTGCCTTACCAGCGATGATGTCAGACTTGGTTGAAGAACTGATGTCACCACCAGCGGTGCGGATTGAGTTGTAATCATGCGGACGCTTGAAGTCAACAGTTGAGCCGCTGGAAGGATTAAACTTGCCAGACAGCAACTGCGTGTCAACGGTCTTGGTTACAACGCGATTGCTTTCAAACGCATCCAGAAAGACGCGAGCGACTTTCCGGGTGACGTTACTATTAAGATTATTAGCCATTGTGAGTCACCTCTATTCAAAAGTGGCTCCTGACGGCCCCCTTGGCTTGGGGGATATTCCTGCACCTTGCGGCGTTTCAACAGGGTCTGGAGCCTGATTTACCTTACGTTTCAGGGCAACAGCCTTTGGCTTTATCTCGGTAGCAATTCGGATCGCCGCTTCCATCGGGGACAAGTTTCGGATGTTCTCAAGTTCCATCAGATTCTGCGACAGGTATTTGGTAATCAGTGGGCCTTGATCATCCTCAATAATAAAGTTGACCAAGTCGTTCTGAATACCAAAATTGCTGACCGTGGCCCCGGCCACTTGCAGTTCTTCTGGCTTGATACCCATCTTGGTTGCCCGTGATGCGTATGCGGCAATCTTGCTGTTCAAAGCCTCTTGCTGCTGTAAGCGCCTTTCCTCTGCCATACGCTCCTGCTGTTCTTGCAAGTAGCGTTGCTGGGCATCGAAAGCGGCAGCCTGCTTTAGTCGCTCGTCCCTTTCTATTACCGCCCTCTTGTATTCCTCATCGGATATAGCAAACGGGTCAGGCATTTCTGGAACTTGCGGGCGTTGTTGCTTCGGCATCTGTTGCAGCAGCCTTTCCCGCTCACGCTCTAGTGCTTCTGCCCTGCGCTCGGCCTCCCGAAACTTCAGGGTCTTTTCAGCAATAGCTTGATCGAAAATTCTCTGCTGTTCTTCCGAAAAAACAACTTTTTGTTTCTGGGTTTCCCCAGACCCCGGTGATGAATCGGGATCAAGACCTTCGTCCTGATCTTCAGCCTCTTGCGTTTCTTCAACCCCAACTTGATCAAAGTCAGATTCTTCAACGTAATCGTCTGGTTGCATCTCTGCCATAGTTTTGCCCTTTGTATAGGTAAATGCCGTGAATAAGGTCACGTTCCTGCCGTGGATAAGGCCACGTTCCTTCTGCTAGTGTACCACCGTGTTCAGTGACACGGCAATACTGCTAATTATTATTTTCTTGACGTTGCCCTGAGAGTGCGCTACCGCCAACTAAGCTACCACCAGCTATGCCTGCTAGTATGTTGCTTGATCCTTTTTCCCTTGGGTCAAACTTTGCATTGATTGATCTCAAATTCTCCGGGTCAAGAACTATGTATGAATTTGTATCGTTCTTGCTAGACGGGTCGTTAGCTATTGCCCGGTATTCATTTTTTAATTTTTCAATTTGGGCTAATTCTTCAGTAGTAGCGTAATCTTCAAATTTCGCGTCTAAAAAACGCCTCATTTTTTCATTTACCAGTGGATCACTGGGGTCTGGCGGTTGAGGCATCTTGTCTCTGACAAACTGTTCCAACATAGATATTTCTTG